CCTTTGCTCTGATATCTCCATAATCAAAGCGAATGTGAGAGGTTCTGACTCCGTAGTATGTCTCCATTAGAGCCTTAACTGCATCGGCCCAGCCTTCGATACTATCTTGGATAAGGTATCGATATGTTCTTTTAGAGGTTGGCTTGCGAATCTCTGGCAACTGCTCTACGTGGTGACTTTGCACGGAATAGCCAACTCCACATCCCGAAAGAAGTAGAAACATTGTTTCGTTAAACGCCCTATAGTCGTCCACTGCAACGAATGAGCAGTTGAACATTCGCGAAGGGTTGATTTCGATTGGCTTTCCGCCAAACTGCATAGATCTCATAGAAGGCAAGACCTTCTTATCAAATACCATCTTATATGCTTTTGTTATCTGAAGCTCCAAATGTGGATACTTCTTGAGATGCATATTCATATTGCGTGTTACTAATTCTTCCCACGACTCTCTTCTATTTTCACTCGGAAGAAACCGTGCATATTTCATGTGAACTGTGATGTCTGATAGTATTTGATTCGATAATTCCATTATATTAACTCTCCTTTTTAAAATCCTTGTATTTTTCTTTTAACTTTTGCATCTGCTTTTTCGCTGAGTTTTCTATAATGTCATCGACAGACTCATTTGTGGGCGGTAGCACTTTAATCTTTACGTTGCTCGTGTCCATGAATATTGGATAAACCAATCCATCGGGTCCGTTTCTATTTTTAGCTACAAAGATGCGCCCACTATTGGTATTTTTGTCTTCAATAGTCCTTGATACAGTAAATATAAAATCAGCGACGAAGCACTTGTTGAACGCTTCTGAAATAGCTTCCATCGTTATGACTTCAGCATTCAACCCGCTTCTATTTGTTTGAGAGGCAGTCCAGACTGGGCATTCGTTGATTTGCGCAATTCCTCTCAACTCCTCATAAATAGTCTCCAGTTGATGTCTTTTCTCATCTTTTCCTGAAGAAATTGGCCGAAGAAGGTCTCCGTAGTCCACGATGATCAAATCTGGCTCGAAGCCTCTTAGTTTCATCTTTTCAAGGTGGCTTCGAAGCGTTTGTACGCTCGCTGAACGAGTCGGATATTCTTTGACGACCAACCTGCCCTCAATGTCTTGAATCTCTTCATAGATCTTTTCTTTGAAAGACGTCATGTTTGATAGGTCCACACCCGTAATGCAACTGTCGTACCTTCCTGCTACAATCGTGTCCCCCAATTCGAGAGTGTAGTGAACAACGTTCTTGCCTGCCTTGAGGGCCTGGGCTCCTAAATGAACCAGCGCCATACTCTTGCCCGCGCCAGTCGGAGCAATACAAACTCCTAGCTCGCCTTTGCCCAGGCCCCCTTTGCACAAAGAATCTATCTCTGACCAACCTGTTGTGATTGGGTTTCTCTCTCTAATTTCAAATCTCTTCTCAAAGTCTAGAAGATAATCATACCCGAAATTGTTGTCACTACCAAGTTTAATCGCGTCGTTGATAACGCTGCTGACTTCCTCGAAAGAAGATCGCTTGATCAAATCAACAGACTTAATTAAGGCCTCTTTCAGCTTTTGCTTTCGGCAAAAATCAAGAGAGACATCCTTGATATACTCTGAACCTTCCGGCTCAAGGCCAGAAGATAACACCCTCGCATAGTAGTCCCTAATAAGAACCTGAATTGATTCAGGTTCTCTTTTTAACTCTGTCCTGATAATGGACTTCATTATCTTTTCCGTAGGGTGGACACCATACTTCTTTCTATAATTCGAAATCTTCTTGACGAAAACTCTTAAGTGCTTAAGCTCTAAGAAGTTCGTGTCCAATACTTCAAATATCTGATCAGCAAAAGGCCTATCAGCCAAAATCAGATGGCACAAGTCCTCTTGAAAAGTCTTTCCAAAATTAGAAAAATCTTCTCTTTCTTTATCTGTCATGATTAGCCTTTTGTTTTATAAACGATCTTAACACAGAGAACAGAAAGATGCAAGACTAAAAGTCTGAAATCATTCTGTTAAAACTCTCATACAGAGAACTTAAGGACACCTCTCCAATACCATCCTGAAGCATCAGCTTTCGCAAGCCTGTCTTATTGAACTCTGGCTGGTGTCCCTCCAGAGTCTCGTTGATTCTCATTCTACCTTGTACCGAAATTGTAGGTGAATACAACTGCATAATCTTGTAGTTGCTGTTTATCTTGTCCTGCTCTTCCAGAATCCGATCATAAACCTTTAGACCGGTCTCTTGAGAATGACAATGTTCGATAACGTCATCAATAAAGCACTCCTCCTCTCTTGCGAAGAACGGAAACCTCTTTGCAACGGTCGCCAAGCCTACGCCTTTGACACCGTCTAAGTTATCACTCTTGTCTCCAACCATAGCACGAGCTAATGCAAAATTGTTTGGATGAATACTATACTCCTCTAGAACCTTGTTCTTGTTCAAAACCTGATCCTGTGTTGGCCTGTATAGGATAGTCTTATCGTTCAGCAATTGAATAAAGTCTTTATCACTGGAGATGATTACCTTTTGCCATTCTTCAAATTTTGGCGCTTGGGCAACATGAGAAATGACATCGTCTGCCTCTACTCTCGGCTCCATGAACTGAACAACAGGGGTCTGATTTAGGTACTCAATTGCACGAATCTGTTGCCATGCTTTGTTTTCCCTTTCCTGCTCCTCTGTAAGGTGACGTATGTCTCTATTGAGGCGGACAGGCTTTCTTCCCTGCTTGTAGTTCTTGTTTTGGGCTCTGCGCTTTTGCGAACCTCCCTCACCATCCCAAACTACAATGGTCATGTCTGGGCTTATGATTCTTGTTAGCTTATTTAGAATCTTTAGGAAACCCTTTGAACCACCGATGGGTTGCCCATTTGTTGATAGGCTTGGGTCTACAATATATGATCTTAAAAATTGATTGTGCGCATCCACAATCATCAGTCTCTTCTTCACGTCTTACCTTTCAAAAAAGGCCCCGGGGGAGGACCCCGGGGCATACGTTGCTAAGGACCAAACGGAGGATCTACTCCTTAGCGGGCGAGTCTTCTTCCTTCTCGTAATAGTCGGAAGCATTTCCTGTTCTGTTATCGAATTTCATTATAACATCCTCATCGATGATTTGCAAGACTCTTTTGCGAAAATCTTCGTTTTGCAGTTCTTTTACCCAACCCTTACGCTGGAACTTCTTTTCTGTTCCGTCTTCAAGGGTTAGCGAGAACCAGGCTCCAGACTGCTTTAGACTATCTGAAATCTGAATGGCATCAAACCAACTCTCCTCATCCTGAACGCCTACACTGTCAGTGTTGCCCCAAAGAATCTTAAAGTTGCAGTGACGACCAGCAGTGCCAAAACGAGACTTCTCAAGTTTTGCCTTAACTTCTGATCCAATTCTAAAACCATTCTCGTCTTGCACGAAGGATGCTTTTGCTTTCCTTCCTGTAAGCCAGATACGCAAAGAATATGCGTAGTGCATCGCCTTGCCGCCTGGTGTTACATATGGGGTTGTCATCGCTTCAGATGGAGATCGAGTGATATTCGTCTTCAGCTGATTAAGCACCAATAGTGTTGCCTTGCTGTTGGCAATTGGTACAGTTAGTTTTGACATGCCCTTTGACAAGATTCTTGCCTTTACTGCCATCGATGACTGAGGATTAAAGTCACCCTCGATATCAGAGATAGCTGGAGTTAGCGCCAAAGAATCCCAAATGAATAGCCACTTGTTGCCTGTCGCCAGTAGCTCTTCGATAGTTTCTAGAACAAACTCCACACTCTCGGCCTGAATGTACATCAGGCGGTCAAGATCGCAGCCTGCCCTTTCTAGAAAGGAAGGGTCGATAGCAGACTCAGAGTCGAAGTACACAACATCAAGCCCCATCTTTTGGGCATTTGCAGCGATCTGCGTTGCCATATAAGACTTTCCGGTGGCTTCTAGCCCTGCAATCTCTACGATCTTCCCTACAGGAATACCTGCAAGCTTTCCTTTACAGATAATGGAATCTAGCCAGCGTGAGCCAGTTGGGATCCATTCTTTTACCTCTGTTGGATTGTCTTCTGCCAGGCTATGCGCCACTTCATGGCCAGCCTTCTTGTTGATGATACGGCGCATCTCATCCATAGAGATTTTACCGGGTTTAATTTTACTAATTTTTGCCAAGTTATTTACTCCTACCAATTTACACCAGTTGTTAACGCTGCGCCCCAATATCCATCTGAATCGGGGACGATACTAAAGTGAACTGGAACACTAAAGATACCAGCTTGAAATGTCCACCCAGCAGCTATAATCAGGTGAACTATCTTGTCCTTGCCGGATGGATCAAATGTCGAGATATTTGGGCCGACGCCTAGCTGAATTTGTTTATCAATTTCAAACCCAACCAGAGCGCTGGCCGATGGATTAATCACACTTTGATCCAGTCCGCTAATACTGACGTTTTGGATAAACAAGATATCCAACCAGTCTCCGCCCTCCAGCACCTGCTGCATTTCAAACCCCAACACAAAAGTGTGAGGACTGAGGCGCTTAACCTTTCCGGGGTTATTCATGTTTTCCATCTCTCGCACCCCGTTAAGATAACCATATCCAAATCTAAGCCCGGAACGTTTATCCCAATTCTTCTCTTGTGCGAAAGCTGGTGTCGACATCATTAGCGCCATGGCGCAAACTAAGATACTCTTAAGCATTTTATTCCACGCTAACTAGTTCGATCTCAAAATTGAGATTCTTACCAGCCATTGGGTGATTAAAATCTAGAGTAACAGAGTTGTCTTCTAGCGTATGAACTCTAGCAGTAAAAGTTTCTCCGGTACCTGTGGTTCCTTGCACAACCTGTCCAAGTTCCGGATTAAAGCCTTCCGTGAACATTTCTGCCGGGACAACCTGAAAAGCCTGTGGATTAAAGTCTCCATATGCCTCTTCTGGCGGAACCGTGATATTCTTTGTTTCTCCGATTGTCATGCCGTCTACAGCAGTATCAAAACCGGGGATCATCTCACCAGCACCAACCTCAAATGAAATTGGCTCTCCACGAGCCTTGGAGCTGTCAAATGTTGTACCGTCATCCAAAGTTCCTACATAATGAACGTTAACTGTCCTGCCCTTAAGGGCCTTTCTCTTCTTTCCCATTATTTTATTCCTTTCTTTAAAAGAAGGCACCTGTAAACCCGTGCCTACCTGCGGTTTTGTTTTAGTTATTTAGCAAATCATTGAATGCTGCCTCAACAGCATCCGTTTCGTTTGTAGTGGTAGTCGTGGTGGTGGTCGTAGTGCCACCAAACTTCTCTACCTGATTGTCTGTATTGTCTCCGTCCAAGAAAGCGTCAAGCAGGGCCTGAACTTCCTCTGTGGACTTTCTTTCGAAAATCTCATCCAGATTAGGAACTGTCTCAAGCAGCTCTGCACAGCGTTCATCGCCGCCCACAGCATCGTCGCACAGCACCGTCTTTCTAGGTCGGGCTCGAATATCAGTTCTAGGGAATGAAGCGCCTGGTGGCTTGCCATACATAACCTTGAGGTCATTGCCACTTTCAGGATCAGTCACGTCGCCATAGTCAGGATCGAGGACAATTGTCAGCAGCTTTTCATAAGCCAGCTTACCGTATCCCCAGACTCGTACGCCTTGATCTTCTTCTCCTCTGACCAAAACTGGTGAAAAGAAGCGCTGCTTGGCAAAAAGTTGCTTTGCCATTCTCTTGCTCTCTTCTGTTCCCTCGTTCCACAGCTTGTTTCCAAAGTTGCAGACAGGGCAGTTATCACCAAAGTTCCTCTTTGGACACAGGAATCCTCCCTGTGCTACGTTATAATGGAAGAACTTCTCCTTAAAGGGGTCTCCATCGGGTGTCGGAACAATTCGAATATTGTTCTCTCCGTCTTTGGGCTTCCAGAAGTCACCCCGCTTGCCATCTCCCTTTCCGGTGACAGCGTTAAGTTTCTCGCGCATGCGATCTAAATTGAGAGCCATAATATTTCTCCTTTATTTTTGTGCTCTTGTTGGCTAAAGCAGGTCGGCAAATAGCCCGACCAACTAAATCTATTATACCAAGTTTGACTTGTTTGTCAAGTAAAAATTACATTTCTTGTACGAATGACGAATGAGACAAAACGTATGCAAATTCGTCGTTATAAGTTGTTGAGTATATCCCATAGCTTACCTTCTTGCTGTCTGTTGCCTTTTCTTTCACCTGTTTCACAATCTTTCTGTGAAGCAGCTTTTCTTTCCTGAGGCTTTCTTCAGGTATGCCATAATAATAGCGTGTTTCTCTGACTCTGTCAAGAGGAAAGAACATGTTTTCCTTGCCTGTCTCGATACTCATCATTCCAATCGTGGAAATCTTAGCAGTCTCCGCTGGAGGCGAGAATGTGTCGGTAACAGAGTCAACGTGATTGAAGAAGTTGATCATATGAAACGCTGAAGAGATCAGGTCGTTCAAAGAGTCGTGATACCCTAATATTGATGCATCTTCAACCATCGGGTCTAGAGACTCGTTAGATACTAAGAATGTTCTTTCCAACATACCCGAACGAGTATAGTGCTGCAATACATTGCGGACAGCCCTCTCTTGCATTTTCTTTTGTTCGCTCAAAAGGTCTGTTTCTGGCTTTACGTACAAAACATTGATGTCGCACCTTTTGTGAATCTGCTCAAGTATGACCAAAGAAGCAGATGCAACGGTGCTTGCACCGCATACAACAAAAAGCACAGAACCCTCCACCTTTTTTAAGAGTGTCTTTACTCCAGGGATTGTTTTCTCGTATTTTTCAGGATTATCGTACTTTCTGATCTTTTGATAGTTCTTTTCTTCTGACTCTTCGTGATCAATCTTGTATACGTCGTATTGTTCGTACTGTTCTAGCTTTCGCGCTACATTACATCCAACCGTACCGAGTGCAATTATTGTTTCCAATTGATTTCCTTCATTTCTCCAAAATTCTTACCCATATTGACATTGACTCTATACTGTCCAAATCTCGTATTTCTGAAGGCCTCTATGATCTCTCGCAATAGCGACTTTTCAGAGGCGGCGAAATCTAAGATAATAGAGTCATGCATCAAGAAGGCAATTTTGCTCTTCTTTTGGTCTAATATATCGAATACTTTTCTTGCCTGCTCCAAGCATACATCATTTGACGTCGATTGTAAAGTATAATTTACACAATGATACTCATCACTGTCGATTTCTCTAAAAAACGGTGTAGTGACCTTTTCTCCGTCCCAAAACCTCTTCTTTATCAGTTCTCTGTTATAGGTATCGGATGAGGCGTCATCATTCGAGGCAGGATTATACAGCCAAGCGAAAAATCTCTTTTTTGCCTCTTCTCTGGTTCCGGACTTGTAGACATTTTCTACATTCCAGTCATGAATGTCCACATCTGGCTGTTCTTCTCCCAAAAGAGCCAATAGGGTTCTAATTTCCGCACCATTTACATCAACCTCTATAAACAGGTCGTTATTTGGAATTACATACTTTCTCAATTCCTTATCGAGAGTCAAAACTGGAAAGTAGCCTTTATCGACTGTTAGTCTTCCTGTCTTTGTTCCGAAGAGCTTGTAAGATACGCGATTTCGTACCTTTCTCAGAGTTTGGGAAAAGGCCATGTTTTTAGCTTTATAGGAATCCGCTTTTAGCCTCTTTGTGTCGATCACAACTTCTTGGTGTTTTATCTCTTCAATCATCTTCGCGATGCTCAATAAGTGCTCGTATTCTTTTGGACGAGAAACGCTAGAGAATACATGCTCAGTTATCCTGTTTTTGATTTCCAAAAATCTGGAAATTTCTTTGGGCGAAATAATTTCGAAGAAGCAGTTTTCAGAAAGGTCTACCTTTGCAGTATTTAGAGATTTTAAAAACGCATTCATCCTTCTGGACACAGCATCCCAATCGTGACGCATGTGGTCAGGGCACATCTCGTCTATCGACTTGCCGCCGGAAAATAAAAATCCATACTCTATGTTGTCATGATCTAACAGGGTCTTGGTATACTTCCAAGTCCTTGTCAGCTTAGAAAAGTCGATGTCCTCAAACACACATCGAGAGTCGTAATAGAGACCCAAGCACTCTTGCTTGTCATCAATACTCTGAAAATACATTTAACCTCAATAACTTAAATTGTTTGGATCGCCCATTGAATGATCTGAACCAGTTGGGACCTTTCCCTTGAGAAGCAAGTTAACCCTTGGGTCTCTCTTTTTGAAATAGTCGTTTATCTCTTTCATAGAACGGTTTGCCCACAGTTTTCTTTCTGCATTTCTTCGTTGTGTTCTCTCTTCTCTCTCTTCCTGAGAGAGATTACCAGCTGCCCAGCCGGAAGCTGTGGCGCGCTCGTCTTGAACTTCGTTTTCTCTGCTTCTAAGATAGTTTACTTTTTCTACCAATCTCTTCACCTCTGTTGGATGCATGTCTATCCCAAGCTCTGAGGCTTTTACGAATATACATATCTCAGTCCACTCATTCATACTTATTGTACTGTTATATTGAGTCAATGTCAAGAACTCTCTCGCTCGGGTTCTCTTGCTTATGCCCCTTTTTGTGACAACTGTCGATTTACGAAAGGGCCTTGCCAAAACAAATTCTTTGTAACACTCATAGACAAACTCCCTCATTCTGTGCATGTCTGACCTGTACGCTGGGTAACAATAGTCTTCAAAGTAGTGCTTTGGGTTTTGAATATCATAGTGCCTCATGTACCTTTTCATTGTTGACGAACTTAGATTAGCAACAAGAGCATAAGGCGCATTCTTATTTACAAAAAACCCATACCTGTTGGCCATCGATGTATATTTATTAAATACATAAGAGTCCATTATCTCAAGGTTCGTTATATCGTTGCCGTGCTGAAACTCTGATAGCTCGATGATAAGTCCGCTGGATTGTATAGGGCAAAAACCAGACAACAAAAATCTACTAAATGTCATCGGAAAATCTTTAGCATAAGCTTTGACAAATCTTCTGTATTGTTTTATTACATCATGTATATTCTGTATGTGCTTCTTATTGGCCATAAGGAATTCTGATATAAAGAAATTTTTCAACATCGCCATATGCTCATTAAACGCTGCAAGTGGACTAGTCCATGCTCTCTTGGGATTCAGTCCCTGAATTGAGCCTATTTTGTTTCCCATTTGCCCTTTTGCGACGGCGTCTGTAAAGAATCTTTTCATATCCTCAAAGGCATGGGCCACAAAGTCAATCGCAAACAAGATCTCGCCATCTGAATTTAGCTGCTTTAACGTGCTTTCCGGAAGATTATACACTGCATTGCCCTCGATATCTATCTTTCCATACAGAGGCTTGTCATACCACAGATCTATAAACCTGTTCTTTTGCTGGACGGCATCGAGAAAATCCAGAGCCATCTTCTTGTAGTCTAAGCGGGAGTCGTAACTGTGCTTAGCTCTGCTGTTGTTTGTCGATGGTACTATAAATGGTTGTTGTATTTTCATTTTCTTTTAGCTTCCTTTACCTGTTCTCTTAGGCTTCGGTCTTTGGCCTTTTGTCCCGCAGCGTTTACGGCTGACTTTACATCGTCAGGAGGTCCGAAGTTTTGTAGCGATCCACGGAGCGTTGTTGTAAACCCACTCATCATGTCTATTTTCATCGACGCACCTACTGTTGCATAGTAACCGCCCAAGCCAAGTTCTCTCGCGATCTTTTGACCTTCTTTGCCGGGAACTGTAGGCAAAAGGTAAAAGTGAATACCTTGAGAGAAAAGATTATTTCCAACCATTGTTAGGTCTACGTTGTAAGGCTCTTTTATCTTGTCTATTCTTTCATTCTTTCCAGAGTCTGCCATAAAGCGAGCAGCTACAAGGTTCGGCATTGATAGCTTTGAAAAGTTGGCCGTCTTAACTAGGCCTCTGTCTCTGCCCAAGGTCAAAACAATGCCTCGACCTTTTCTAACCTCTTCCGGTGTGGGCTTTTCGAGAGGCAGCGCAACTTGATTCGCCGAAAACAAAACAAAGTTCTTAGTTGCGACGTTTGGCTTGGGCGAATTGCTTGTAGCTATACCATTTAAATCGTCTAGCGAGATCTGTCCCTTTCTTAATGTTTTTCCGTTTTTGGGAACCTCGCTACTAAATGTATTTGAATTAACTGCCAAGTGTGACTTTTGTGACTCCAAGAGCTTTACAAAATCAGTCTCACCAGAAAAAGCCGGCTTTATCAAATTGTTGAACGCCCCTATTATAAAACTACTCAACTCTATCTTTGTCGTTGGCTTCTTGATATACTCATTATGTATCCAAGCGCTGTAATTTCTGGTTGAGATTGGCACATCGACTAGAGGGATTTGAATAATTTTTGGCTCAACCATTGCAGCTTTGAAATTAACTAGCTTCATATCGAACGTTGAAATTGCAAATTTTTTATGAGGCATAGTTCCTAATATTAAAGATACATCTTCTCTAGTGTATTGCTCACCTGCAACATTCAATGCGGCCTCTATCAGATCTCCAAAATAAAAGTAAGGCAACTTAAAGGTTCCGGAGGCATGTCCGGCTGGTCCCGAAGTTGCTCTTTTGTTTAGCTCCTCTGATGTTATTTTATTAAAAATCCCTGTTGCCGTTTTCCCAGACTTATTGACGGCTGCTTTTGATATCTGAGCGCGTCGTGCGCGCTCTTGCTCATCGTAGAATAAGACTATCCTTTTCTGCTCTTCCTTATATTCCTTTTCAGACAGAGTTCCGTCGATGTTGTTCAGTTCCTCTTGCATCTGCTGAGATGCTCTAGCGCCTTCAAAATAGTTCTTAAATCCTAGCGTGTTAACCTCCAGATAAAACACTCGGCTTCGATTTTCTATATCATTCAAAATTCTACTAAGATTTGACCCTGTTCTTCTACTGTTTTTGTTTGCGAGTTGTTGTGCAACAATCGCTTGGGCTCTACGGCGATGATTCTTTGTGTCTCCGGACCTCAAGATGTCTTTTAGTTCTCTAACGACAACGGTCTTGTCTTTTGTAGGAAAATGTGTTTCTGCAAAAGATTCCAATTGGCCCTCTGTTATAACATCCGAACTAAATATCGGAGCCTTATCAGCATTCTTGCTTGTCGGATTGAAATCAAGTTCTTTACTAAATTTTCTTCTTAGTTCCGTTTCAAACTTTCTGTTCTTTTTGGCCTGATCAGTCAGCGGGCCCTTTCTCTCTTCCGGTGGGGCCATCAGATCAACCTCCTGAAGGCCTCCGAGTATGCGAGACTTGTATCTTAAGTTTAATCCAAATGTCCCGTCTTGCTGAAATTCAAACGTATGCTCAACAAGTTCCATCACAAGTGTTACAATGTTAGATTCTATTGCAGATTTTAAGTTTGTGCTTATTAGCTCTTCAGGGGTTCCGTGCGGAACCGACCACCCACAATGCACCTTAAACTGTAGATCCCTATCCCTTGTTAAGAGATCTGCAAACTTTATCTCTCTCGGAGCGAGCACTTTTCCTGCCCCTTTGAGGTCGACGGTCGGCAGCGCACCATTATACTTCAAGACTTTGGATACATCTTCTTGGTTTGGCTGATAAATTCCGACCGCCTTATCAAACACCCCTAAATTATCTCCATAAAGACTAAGGTTTGCTTCTATTTGCTTCTTTGCAGTCTCTAAATACTTTCCCTCGTATGTCCACTCAAAGTCTCTAAAGCCCAATGCTCTTGTTCTGTTAAACGTCAAAACTTCCGCTGGATCTAAAGATGTTCCCTGAAAGGGTAGTTCAAAGTCTTTGTCCCCATACCTAATGAACATCTTAAAGTGTGGTACTAGCGCCGATACCTGTAGGTTTGTCATGTTTAAAAACTCTTCTTTACCTCTGAAAGCATAGACTTGATTTTCTAAAGGAATCTCTGGGTTGTGAGATCTTAGAAAAGAAAAGTTCCTATAGGTAGAATCCTTGTTTTGATCTTTCAGGCTCTCTATGTTTGCCATCAGCATCAGTTGTTCTTTAAAGTTGTTTTCTTTCAGTAGCTTTCTTTTTGTTGCAATTTCAGCTATTTTCTTTTTAGATTCAGCAGTTCTTTGTTCGTTTGTTTTTTCGGGGCCCGGGCCGACCCCAGCCCCCACGCCTTCCTGCAGAGCTTCGAGTATATAATTTTTTTCAGTTACCCCAAAATAATTTGGGATTGGTGTTTCAAAGTTTTGAAGTTCTGCTGCGAGCAGATCTAGTCCACCATCTTCGTTTTCTAGTGCTTTGTACTGATTGTAAAATGCATATGGATCTACATTGTAGCGGATGCCTGCCACTTGCTCGGGAATTTCATTTTTCTTTAGGAAGCCGTTCCACCATTTTCTAGCTGCAGCACCCTCGTCGGATTCTTTATTTTGGTTGTGCATCCCCAGATATAAATTTATGGCGAGACCCTCTGTTGCAGAGCCGTAGCTGTTCTTGGCTTCGAATTTTAACCCTTTCACCTTTCCGGTGTTGGCAGCATGAGTTGCGTCAGCAGCAAAACCATCGATCTTTCTCGTAGAAATAGCCTGGAGATAGCGGGCAACGTGGGTTGTGGCAATGACACCAAAGGCACTCTGTCCTGATTCTTTAAAGAGAGATCCCCAATCAACATCCTCAACACTATTAGGAGCATCTCTAGAAAACGCAAAATGAAGAGCTATAAGGGCGGCGCCCCAAGCGGCTTGTGCCTCTCTCTCGTCTTCATTGAGATTACTGGAATAATTAAGAGACTTTAGTTTTTTCTGGATTTCACTTACACGTATTGACATCTTTATACTCCGTAATAAGACAGCACTTCTTGCAGTGGTGTTGGAATGTATACCGTTTCGCCAATTTCAAGATGAGACTCTGTCGGAGCCTGATTAAACCATGCGATAACCCACCACATCTGAGAGTTTCCATAATACTGATGTGCTAGTTTGTGGTACTTATCTCCTATTACCCAAGTATGAGCGATGATATTTAGTCTTGCAATATCTTCTTCTGTTGGATGTGAAAAAACAGGAGTGGTAAATATCTTTGCATACTTTAGCCCTCGCTCTTTCAGCATTGGCTTGTAGCGATCTAAATCGTTAATCACTGTTGGTCTATTTAAGTATCTATCAGTCATATTCTAATCCTTAAAGTTTTAAATTTGGCACGGCGGACGCGAGGGCCTTCTTGTCGGCAACATTATCCACCTTAGTCCCTGGCTTGCTGGGGGTTTCCTGAGCTGTTGCGGCTGTATCTGTTTTGCTCTTTTTTCTCGGACCAGGCTTTACAAACTTCTCGCCTTCAACATTCGCATTGATTCCGGGGCCGGCTCCAGATGAATTCGGAAAGCCCTTGCCTCCAGCAAGCCACTTCTTTGTTGATGCGTCCCAACCCAAATCGTGGCTATGAAGGACCTTGAAATTAACACTAACAGAATAAATTAGAGGGTGCCAGTTTCCTGTGGTGTTTCCTGCCACTGTCTCTGGTACAAAACCAGTATCTAATTTTGGAGCATAACTAAAACCATCCACATAGCCTATAAGACCAGAGTGAAGAGGGTCCGTTGTGGTTTGCTCTCCTGCGACTGCAGCGTTTTGTATTAAGTTAACAAACTTGATCTTTATTAAAGGAGGAGCAGCCATTGTTTTTACACCATCTTTTACTTCGTATGCCGGATACAAAAAGCTAGAAAGATGCTGAAATCTGTGAGTATTCTTTAATGCTTGTTTTTGCGATTCTGCTATTACATCGAAAGTGAATGTGATGCTTCTTTTTGTATTTTGGTATGTCGCAATAGGGTCCATACGTCCATACACGTCTTCTTCCGTCCAAGTTGAAGTAAAACTATCTTCAAAATTTGTTACAAAAGCCTCAAAGAAAACACCATGACCGCTTGGGATGTGCTGAAAACTAATTTGCCATCCACCTTGCTTGGTTATGGCTTCTACTCCTGATGTGTATCCGTCATCATTATAGTCGTGTCCGCTTCCCATACATTAAACTCCCATGTTGTAAAAATCATTATTCACTGTTGATACAACAGACCTAGCAATCTCTTTTCTATCCAGCTTTACCACTATTTCTTTACCGCTAGACTGCGCCATTAGGCTTATAAGTCTATCTAGCTTCTTGGCGATTAAACCACCCTCTTTTACTCCGATTATTTCATCGGACATGTTTGCGTTAACACCTTTCTTAAAGTCACTAACAGTAAAATCATTCTTTTGTGTTTTTGATCCAAACTTTTTCGCGTTCACAACGCCGCAACTAGGACCGCCCTGATAGGGTGGTGCTTGCATGTTGTTGGCTCTGCAGTAATTGAATTGTTCTTCAATGCTTTTGGCTTTCCAGTCGCCATATTGTGCTATAGAATCTTTCTTAAATTTGCTTTTGCCTGCCTCAACAGCGGTGGCTCCAACGCCACCAAAATATCCACCACCGGAGTACAACTTAGCAGTTTGTGCTCCAGATTGCTGATCTCCAACAGCGTCAAAAAGTGATGTGCCTACTTTGAATGCAAGAGCTGCGGTACCGAGCACGGCCGTTGTTGCACCAAGAGCGCCCATTATTCCACCCATGCCCTTTCCAGTGAGAGCTGCTCCAGCATCTTGGCTGAGAAAACCTCCTGTGGCCCTTCCTGCCATTGCATTGAGTCCACCACGCATGCCAGAAAATCCCTCTGTAGTTGTTTCTACGATATCTTCCGCACTTTCTTGAGCTGCTTGGGCAGCGTCGTCGACAGCGTCTGCAGCAGTTCGACCACCCGGGTGAAATGTCCTGCCCATGTCGGCCATAGAATCATTACATATTCTAACACAGTCACCCATGAGTCCGCCCATAGCGCCTCCTCCTCCGCCGCCGCCGCCTTCGCCGCCTTCACCGCCTGTAGCTGCAGCTATCAAGGCAGCTGGGCCTCCCCCTCCGCCTTTCTTAAAGGCTGCCATGCCCATAGCAACCTGAGCTACTGCGGCGACGCCGGACAAGGCGGCGGTGATCCCTCCGGAATATTCCGCGATCGCGTCCATCAATCCGCTAGCATTTTCTTGTTGGCCAAATGTTTGTTTTTCTGTTGCTAGTTTTGTTCTTTGATCAGCTGTTTGGTTGGCAGCCACTCTAGCTTCTATGTCTTCTTTATTTCCTTGCGCTGTATTTTTTGCAATTTCTTCATTGAACTTCTTGTCCTCTTGAAGCAGCTTTAGGACCATAGCCGGGTCCGTGCCCGGGATGGCCTCTGACAGGGCTTTTACCATTTTCCTATTATTCAGTATTGCACCGGAGGGATCCATTTTCAAGATTGTTTCTCTAACCATCTTAATCTTGTCTGGCAAATCCGCATTTGCCAAAGCTATTGCATTGAGGCCTTGTCCAATGCCTGCTCCTAAAATTTGATTTATCTTTCCGGCTGTCTCTGCTGCTCCCTCGATGGTATCCATTGCGTCAAAAGCACCTATTAAGCCATCAACCTCCACTCCCAACCTGCTAGCAACTCGGATCATCTTTTCCTGAACCTTTACGAAGTCTCTACCATATGCTGCTAGACTCTTGCTTCCTTGTTGAAATGCTTGAGCAATCTCTGAAGGTGGACGCTTAAGTTCGTTAGCCAGCGACATCATATTTAGTGTTAACTGTTCTGCGTCTTCATCAGTCTTACCCAGAGCCTGTCTGAAAAAGGCAAAAGTTTCTGCGCTTTGTTGTGTTGATATGCCTGCCTGTTCCAGCACTGCAAAAGTCTTAATTAACCCCTCCTGACCCTTTGGATCGAACCTTGTAAAGGCGGCCTGAAGACCCACAACTGCATTAGTTAATTCGTTACTTTCAACGCTCAGAGTCGCTGAGTCAAGGGCTGTGGCTGTCAGAGTTTCCCTAAATCTATCATACTCCCCTGTGGCGTCGCGTACGACGAATCCTGTTTCCTTAAACAGATCCAAGCTTTCGTTTTGGATGTTTCTGGCTTGCTCAAAGGTCTGCTGTATACGACTGAAGAGCACATTTAAAGGGTCGAACTGTTGCACAAACCCTTTAGCCATATCTCCTTGTGCAAATTTTGCAAAAGCAGCCTTCGCGTAGCCGGCTGCTTTGCCTGATTTTTTAGTCTCTTCGCCGAGTTTCGCTTGGGCCTCTTTAAGCTTCTCCGCTGCTTCTGCAGCTTCGGCTTTTGCTTCTGCAAGTTCTGCTTGTTTGCCGATTGCATCTCCAGTCTTTTGGGCTTCTTCTTCGAGGCTTTTTACTCTCTCTTTTGCTGCTTGGTTTTCTTTTTCCGCTGCCGCCGTTGCTTCCTGAGCGTTTGTTTTGTACTTATCAGCGGCGCCGGTCAATTCACCGAAGGCATCCTTGATATCTATAACAACACCCAAGGAAGTTACGCCTGTTTTTCCTAGATTCAACAAGGTTGAAGCTGTGTCATCTATTATTTGAGAAAGGACTGCGCCAGATTTCCCTGCTTGATCTTGTGCGGCTTTAAGCTTAAGATAATGCACCTCTGCTTTTTGAAGTGCTGTAACAAGTTCGCCATCGAGAGCCTGGCCGCTAGCCACTATTTGGGCGATTGTCAGCTTTTGTTGTTCATATTGTTTTTCAGCTAGTTCGACATCTAGCTTCCGCATTTCCGAGACTCGGCCCAGGACGGCAGCAAGATCTCGTTTTGCCTTGACATTGGCCACGTTTGCAGTGGAGGCGGCGGTGTCTCCGCCGGCAGATGCGACGATAGCGCTTGCTAGCGTATCAAGTTCAGAAGAACTTAAAGTGCCACCAACGGCTGTTTGTAAGATCGCCCTTATGTCATTATAATTAGCCACTGGATGCCTCCATTAGTCCTACTTGAAAGGCCAAACCAGTCCAGTGTCCTTCTGAAATTTGTTTACCGCTCCATCTAAACGATATTTAGATCTGTAAGTGGCTGGATTGTTTAGTCCGTATTTGTTGTAGGCCGTAATATAGTCTTTTTCTGCTGATAGTGCTTTCACGAAGCGATCTATTTGCATTGAATTTCCTTTTATCTTTACAGGATAGTAAGTTCCTGTCATGAGAACATTCATTAGACGGCGAAATTGACCACCTAACTGGTGCATTGACAAGGGAACCTCGTTTATTGCCATAAGGTCTATTACTATTTCTTCATTTTCGCTTGACAATTTTATGTCCTCCAAAGTGTACAAGTAATCAAAACTAATTAGTTTCTAAAAAACAAAATGGGGCACATTGGCCCCATTATTTTTGCTTCATTGCCTTTTCAGCTTGCTTGTTCTCATCGTCAAACTGCTTACTGAGTCTGTCGAGAAACCATCTTCTAATTTGAACTGGCAAATTATACGCTTCCGTAAAGCTCCAACCTCCGTGATACTTCAGTAAAAAGAACTCTTCGTATACGCCTTTTATATATTCGTTATCCAGGCCAAAAAAACTCCCCTGTTATAGGGACCTCACTTTCCATTGTATGGCCACAATGAGTGCATTCGGCTTCCTGAATAAATCTTATGTTTGGCATAGATTCTTTATATGTATCTCTTATCTTTCTAGAGTCCAAGGCTGGCATGTTATCGACGAAGCCTGCGATATCATTACCATCCGTAACACCATTAACACTATAAATCATTGCCTTTAACATGTCAGTCAAGGCACTGTCCGGAAGACCTGCCTTTTCCTTCATTTCTCTTGTCTTTGTTAGCCTCTCGTCATCAGTGCCTGTTAGGGCCTTGATTTCAACGAGGGCTCCAGTCTTTGGTAGTTCAACTTCTATCGTACCATTTGCTGTATATTTAACGTCCTCATTTTCTGTGTTTGTATAGCAATCTGTAAAGTTTCCTAAATCAAACGTGTGATCAAATTCCTTGAAGCATGCCTGGCAAGTCATCTTTACTGGATATGCATTGCCATATCCTGTTATTCTTGCTGCAAACATCAAGGCGTTTCTGTCTCCTATCAAGAGATCTGCTACATCTACATTTTCCATGATGATGTTTTGCAACATTCTATCTATTGCAATACCTCTTTTTAGAAGAGCTTGACTTGCCAAAATATCTTCCTCTTTGGCAGTCATGTGACGTATCTCTACTTCTTTTTTCCCATGTAAAGGATGCCCAACAGGATATAGCTTCCCTCCCGAAGGGAGTTCCACTATTTCCGTTGGTACTGAAAAGTTTAGTAGAGAGCCACCTTGAGGAGCGGTGGTTTGATGGAGGAGATGTTCTGCCGTTTGGCGTCTCCTCTGTTCATTTCTGTCTGACAACTTAACCTCTCTTTCTTATGTTGTATTATAGCACATCTAAATGGCTATTTTATCATTTATTTATCGCGTAGCGCCGCCCTGATTAACGCCCTGGCGCTTTGCACCAATCTCAGACTTTGCTGCCAAGTGGACGCGGCTCGAATCTGGTGACTTAATTGATGCCCAGTCATACCTGACGGTAATTGTGAGATTCAATAGGTCATCAGATGTGTAGTCAAGCTCGTCGAAGTCAACAGACTTTATCCAAGCGTTGTAGAACGTCCACTCCTCAACTGGTGCGCCTTCAGCATCCAGAAGCATCAAGTACATTCCATTTATAGCGCTTGTCGCTGCCTTCTTTGTTATAACTCCAATGTCGTTGGAGTCACCTCCACCCAATCCGAGGTTATTCTGAGCAAACTTATCTGGAGTTCTATAGCCGGACTTTTGAAGGAGTTCGTACATCGTGAGAGATGCATCCGGATTTATAGGATCAGCCATTGTCATAGTCAACTCATCGTAGGAAACTCTTCCGGGATAATAAAACTTGTAATTTAGAAAATCGTGCTCTGCCTCAGTTAGACTGATCTTTGGACGTGAAGCTTTCTTCATGATCCAGTGCGGAACACCGTTGAAGCCCATTATCCATCGAAACTTTCTTTTCGGTTCGACGTCAACGCTACTCCAAAAATTGTTAAATCCGGTACTCATATTGTAAATTCCTCCTAAAAAGTTAGTGTCACAACTTTAATTAGTTGTGACAACTGTTTTATTTATTTTAATCTTCAAAAGCCGCGCCATTGTTCGTGACGATAAAATCAATAGCGATGAACTCTAGAGCCTTTGTTGGCTTCAAGAAAACCTTCGCATACATGATGTTTCTATCAATAAGATCAGCAGTCGTAGTAGAAGCGTCAAGAACAACCTTAAAGTCATCCAATCCCAATCTAGCCTTGAGCGAAGCCAAGAACGGCTCGATCTGACCCTTGAAGCGATTCCATGTCGACTGTACGTTCTGATCGAAGAGCAGTACGGAAGCAGTTCTCGAAATCTCCTTCTTGACGTAAATCATAAGTCTTCTAACATTGATTCTGTCAAGAGCGGATGGCGTTGCCATAAGCGTCTTTTGCCCGAAGATCACAATGCCCTCTGCAGGGAACTGTGCGATCGGGTTGATGCTGTGCTCATAAAGCTCATCTCTATCCTGAGCGGAAAGTCTCTGTGAAACTCCCAGAACTGGAAGACCTGCAGCTCCATTAGAGAGGCCTCCGCGAGTGAACCCTGCAGGAGCAAACCAGAGTGAGTGATTACGCTCAGTGTTTGCAAATGTTCCAAGTGCCACGACTGAAGGTGGTACCCAAACCTGCTGTTCTGCGATCTCATCCTGAATCTTAACCCAAGGGAAGTACGCACAACCATAACTGGTGTTAAGTCCTCTTGTCTTGAGGTTGTTTACACAGTCAGTTACGTTGTTGTTTGTTATTCTTGTCTTGAAAGAGTCAGTAGTCTCAGTCGAAGGCTGGTAGCCGTTATTTTCGACGTCGATGATTGCCAGAGCGTCTCCTCTGTCTTCACAAACAGTAAGCATGTGATCAGTGATTAGAGGGACTCTAACACCCGGGACTACCATTGCGTTAATGTCCACAACCTCTGGCTCTGCGACAGCGTCTATCGCGAGCTTGAGTGAGTTTGCTGCATAATTACTCTTCAAGGTGAGTCCAGAAGCACCGAGAATATGGTGACCAAAGGGCTCTCTCTCCTTGATGTCTAGGCCGTCAAATCCGCCATACATTGGAGAAGTAAACTTAGTAAATCCACTCTTAATCAAGTCGGTGTATCCGCTTCTAAGTGCTGTATACGATGTTCCAGCCTTTCTAGAGCCGGACGCGTAGTGTGCCTTTCTAACCGAAGTAGCTGCAGCATTGGTAGCAACAAGATCGTCAAGAGTAAATATGAAAGAATACTCTGTGTTAGAGGCTGCGTCCCAAGCGTCAGCAGCAATGCCTTTACCGCCAGCAACAATGTCCCAATAAGATTCTTCAAACCTCTTGCTAGACGGTGATCTCGTGGTAGTGATACCAAAGTGAGCCATCTTGTCAAAGCGCAAACTGTCGTCCGAACTCGAAACCCTCAAAGGAAGCGAAGGAAAAAGGACCGTCGCTCGTGGGTGTGGCTTACTAGCATCTGCTGGGATACCGGCAATAACGCTGGCGGATGGGTGAACAGCAGCGAATATTGCTGTTGTCTTAAATGGCGAAGCACCAACCGAGCCCGACATGACACCGTTATTACTACCAGACAAGAAAACAGATCCGGTAGCCAAGGCGCTCTCTACGTCGCCAATTCCGACTCCACCGTCACTGGTACTAGACGCGTGAACCGTAGATCCAGTTATCTTACCGACCGCCTGACCGGATAGGTCAATCTTCTTGTATCTTGGAGGTCCATAAAAACCGAAAGGAAGAAGTGCCGGATCCGTAATACCCTCTTCAACGTCAGAGTTAACCTCAACTCTTACGAATCTTGAATTATTTGGATACTGTCCATACATTCTGAAACGCTTTTCGGTATCGCTCCACTCCTGATACATATCACCAATCTTAATTCCGACATAGTTTCTAGAATTAGGATTAAGATTACAGTTTGCAAACTTCTCCAAAGTCTTTATTGCACCGTCGTGGTCTCTTACGTGACGAAGAGTTACGGTGAACGACCCATAAGGATCAACCTCGGTGGGTGCTCTAAGGTCTGAAATTGAAACCTTGATATTTCTAGAAGCCCATGCGCCGTCGTCCAGTGCAGTTATTCTGAAGAGCTTTTGCTGCTTTGCAGCATCAAACTTTGTTGTGTTGCTTGAAAGGTCCTGGCCGAAGAACCAACCAGTCTTTGCAGGCTGAGTGCTTATCTGGTTTGATCCCCAGTTTGTTGTACCATCCAGACCAACGATAACACCATACAAGGAAGGATCTGCTGCAAGGTTACCCTGGTGCAGAGTTCCACTACTGTGTAGGTCTCTTGCATGCCTGTCGAAGGTTTCACCGAGCCAATATCCGCTTGTGTTGGAGATGGCCGTTGTGGCACCACACAGGGTCGGATTTGTATTAAAAACTTTTCTTATGTACTTGTCGGAACTTCTATCGAAGTTGAAGGAAACCTTTTTACCAACATTCGAGGCGTCAAAGAGAACTGCTGTGAATTCCATTGTCGCGATATTGCTCGACTTAAGGGCGATACCGTTTCCGGCCAACGCCGTCCGGCCTGTGCCGAGGCCGGCCTTGTCCAGATAACCAGCTCGTATTCCGTCATGCAGCGCTCCTGAAAGCTCTATTGCGCCTTCATCAAAGTACCAAACCGCTGCCAATGAACCAGTTGCTCTAGCTCGACCTCTTCGGACAACGGGGTGTGAATCACCCAGGAATGCTCCCTGCTGGTCGATCTGATGTGAGCCCGAAGAAAACAAGAATAGTCCGAATGCGCCGCCGTTGTCGACTGGAGTTACATCCGTGTTTGCTGCGTGTGAATTATCTACCTTCCAACCAGCTTCACCACCGGATACTGCGTCTGGGTGTGCTTCACCCAAAACTCTGACTACGGTTATCGGTGAAGAGTTTCTTAGATAAGCTTGCGCAGCATAGGCCGCGTAAGTTGGAGCAAGGTAGTTGCCCTCTCTCCAAACATCACCTCCCCTTCCACCGGGGATGGGATTACCGAAGATCTCGATAAACTCGCTGAAACTCTCAACGGTGACGGGTCGGTTTCCTGGGCCTCTTTCCAATCGGCCAATAATAGCTGGTCCTCTCGCGCCTGCATCGGCATCTGGTCTTCCTGTGTTATCGATCTCGTTAACAAAGACTCCTGGCGAGACGAACTTAAATGAATCAACGGACATATTTTGTTTCTCCTTAAAGCGATTAATTTATAAAAGAATCGTGCGATCTTTATACTTCTTACTTAAATAAATAGTCTTTAAGAATCCAAAAGGTATTGGAAATAAATCTTTAAACAACACTATATAGACACAAAAAAAGAGGGGCCCGAAGGCCCCTCCAAGATATCATCACAATATCTATTCTCGGATTACCAGCTTCCGCCTGAACCTGAGAGATAAGTAACCGTCAAGATATCATCGCTGTCCAACGCAAGATCCTCATTAAGAAGAATCTTATAAGCGTTAGCAGAAGCAGTCAACATGTGATAGTCGGAACTACCAATGTTACGGCCGGCGTCTGAGATCTGGTGATGGTCACCGTGGAGCAAAATACCGTTCAAGTAAACCATAATGGTACCCGAAACTGGCTGTGCGCCAAGTGATGCTGTGGTATAAGGCGTCGGAACAGCCTTAGTAGCAAACATACCGTGCGTAGGCACAGTACCACTGATGTTAGATCCGTCAGAGCGTACAAAGACGTCCTTTCTGAATCCAACGCTCAAACGACCAGAACTAATAACGAGACCACCGTGGGCATCGCTGTTGTTCTGGATGATGTCATCGTTCAACTTAGCTTTGGTAACTGAATTTGCAGCAAGCTTAGCGGTTGTAACGTTAGCATCGAGAATTGCAGCAGTCAAAACAGAACCAGTCTGTAGATTGTCCTGCGTGACAACTCCCTTACCAATCAAGCGGTTGATGTCAATTCGGTTGAACTGACCCATCGCGCCGGAGATAGCAGAACTGGGTCCAGTACAAGTGATGGCACCTGCAGAAGACAAAGCTCCAACAGTAGCAGTTCCGACGATGCCAACAGCACCCGCAATAGATGCAGACATTGCGCTAATCAGTGAGTATCTCTTAGCTGCAGAACCAAGAGCGACTTTGTTGTCATTCTGTGGAACCAAGTCAGTAATCTGACCGCCCAAGAATCCCAGATCATCAGCATTAGATGAACCAAGCAACACACCGTTTGAAGCAGTGATACTAGAGGCGGAAATACCACCTGCAGTAACATCTTCAGCAGTGAGGTCGTGTACAGTAGCTGTAGAGCCAGAAATGGTTCCTGCAGATGTCAAAGCACCAACAGTAGCAGTTCCGACAATGCCGACAGCTCCTGCGATAGACGCTGACATTGCACTGACAAGGCTGTATCTCTTGGTTGCAGAACCAAGTGCGACCTTGTTATCATTCTGCGGTACAAGATCTGTAATCTGACCACCCAAGAAAGCAAGATCGTCGGCGTTAGACGAACCAAGCAACACGCCGTTAGACGCTGTAATGCTGCTAAGTGTCAAACCACCAAATACCGCATCATCTGCTGTGATGTCGTGCGCATTAACTGTGGCACCCGAAAGATTTGTCGAAGTAAGTGCACCTCTCAATGCAAGGTGTCCTGCTTCGATTCTCTTAGCCTGGACCAAAGAACCAGAAATAGAACCTGTAACGCCAAAGCGCATACCAGGGGTTCCTAGGACTCCCATTGTAACGCCACCAGACATGAAGCTTGCGCCTGCTTGTCCGTCAACGTTAACAATCAAAGAGTCACCAGTCAACGATCTATTTCCTAGTGTCATCGACATAAGCGGTGCAGAACCAGTGCCAGAGACACCAACCTTGCCACCGAGCTGGAAACCAGCACCGACGAAATCACCTGCAACCGAACCAGAAACACCTGCGATGATCAAGTTATCCTTAATCTCCAAAGAGTCCTTGGTAACGGTTCTTGACACGATAGTGTCAACATCCAAGTTTGTGATTCTAGCATGTGATGCAGTAAGTGCAGTTGCAACAACTGTATCAATATTACCAGTATCAATGTGTGCTTCAGCGAACTGCTTCGAAGAAGTACCCAAGTCAACCTTGCTGTCGTTCTGTGGGACAAGGTCTGTAATAAGACCACCCAAGAAAGACACGTCATCGGTGACTGCAGTACCAATCATCACTCCATTTGAAGCAGTCAAACTATTAACCGTAAGACCACCGAGAGTGACATTGTCTGCTGTAAGGTCTTCGAAGTTACCAGTTGAACCAGAAATGGTTCCACCTACTGTCATCGCAGATGCAGTCAACTGACCCGTGGTGCCATAAATTGCTGCAACACTGCCAACGACAGTATTTGCGGCGGAACCGTCAAGTAAGTTAATTTCTGCAGCAGTTGAGGTAACCGCCGTACCTGCTAGTGACAAAGTACCAGAGATAGCGACACCGCCTGCAAAGCCTGCATAACCTGCAACTTCCAAGGAGTCATTAATATCAGCATGTACCATTGTTGCTTTCGTACCAACGTTAAGGGTTGCTGCACTTACAATAGAACCAGAAATGGTTCCACCGGAAGTAACACCGCCCGCAGTTACAGTACCAACAACGCCAACTGCACCAGCGACAGAAGCCGACATAGCACTAATAAGTGAGTATCTCTTGGTTGCAGAACCAAGGGCAACCTTGTTGTCGTTCTGTGGGACGAGATCGGTGATCTGGCCACCCAAGAATCCCAAGTCGTCAGCATTTGAGCTACCAAGTAGAACGCCATTTGAAGCTGTGATACTAGAGGCGACAATGCCACCAACAGTTAGATCATCAGCAGCAAGGTCGTGAAAAGTAGATGCAGAACCAGAAACGGTAGCAGCCGAAACTGTATCCGAAACAGTTAGATTATTTCCAATGCCAACATTGTCACTGAAAGATCCAGACTCTGCAAAAACAGTATTCCATGCAAGGGCATTGCTACCCAAGTCATTCAAGCCATCAGTCTTTGGAATAAGGCTTGAGATGATGCGAGCGGTGACATTAAGAGAGTCGCCGGTTCCATCACCGATTAAAACATCACCAGATGCGGTAATGTTTGTAAGTTGGGAAGCAGAGATGAAACTCTTAAGTGCTCCCAGCGTGAGACCACGCATACCCGCAGATGCCCCACGGGATGACGAAAGCGCCAAAGTATCTGCATCTTGCAGATCTGTAACGAAATCGCCTGCACCCAAGTCACCAAAACTTAGGTGCTTAACTTCTATTGAACCTGAACTAACATTGTCTTTGGTTAACCCGCCGATGGCGATGAGTTTTGATCCAATCCTTGTTCTAGCCATAATTGATGTACCTCCATTGCCCCCTCCTCCTCCGGCATTCGACATACCTGAAACGGAAAATAGGGAGCCTTCATTTGTTGTTGTTATTGTTACGTTACCAACATCACCGTCTGTATCATTAGTTAAATTAACTGTACTGTCTGAGCGAGCGGCAGTAATACCTAGTCTAGAGCCGTTAACCATGTCTTTTAGCGCTTCGGCAATATCTGCCGTGCTAAGAGCTGCTCCGGTTCCAGCTTTGGTGCCACCCTTAAAATAGACCTCATTGGTCAAGTTTGTCGCCCAATATTGAGGACTGTTTGCGTCTTCTTGCGGATCAGAGTGCCTAGCAATGTTCATGACATTTGAAGCGGCATACTCATCATAACCCCAAGAAATCGCCTGCTGTCTCGTACTAGCCGACGCAGCCACTGCTTGAGGATCATTAAATATCAAACTACAAGCATTGCCTTTAGCACCAGCAGTCTCATACGATAGCAAAAGACCAAACAGCTGTGCACTGGTATAAGTGTCATTACCAACAGATGCTGACATCAGGTTTCCGGTTTGACCGATACCCTGAACATCCACATTGGTTTGACCAGTTCTATACGCGTACTTGAAAGCTCCGAAAAGTGCCTGATGGAGCTTCCAACTGTTATTACCATTATTGACGACTCTGATAAAGTAGTTTCTACTACTTGAATTTTCCCTATACAACCAGTATCTTGGCGACCCGGTGGAACCGTACTTCGCGAGCAATACTGCATTGTTGTTGGTAAGGGAGGTTGCGTTTGAAGTACCAAAGCCAACCTTGATTTCATTGCCATCAGCATCTCTTAGTACCCAGTGAGGGCGAGCGGTGATGTCCCTGAGACCAGAGTTGTCAGATTTGTTACCTAGTGTGTTATTCCAAAATGTACTTGCATTGCCGGCGTCAGACGCGATGATCGAAATCGATCCCTTTGTTGCGCTGCCAAGGTCATACGTTGGAACTGCTAGGCGACCTCTCTGAGAGTCCTCAAAAGGCAACTGACTAGAAGCAGTATATGCTGTTGCATATTCTCCATCATATCTAGTTTGAAGCCTTGTCGCATCCTTATCTAAAACAAAAGTTAAAGTATTAGTACCATCTCCTAACACAAACCTGGGATAATCGGCCGAATCAAAATCTCCTCCTGCGGATGAGATAACGACCGTTCCGGTTGCTGCAGCCATAAGCTGTACCTCCTCATTGTTAGATGGAATATTAACTGCTTGAAATTAAAAGTAAACCAGAACAGGTTTAAAAGAAAATATTATAAATTGGGGCTTACTGGAACGATTAAGAAAATAACAACTTTTTGAGATTCCTAACATTGTTATCGAATCTACAAAATTCTGAACTCAAAAACTCTATTGATCTTTTCTTACACTCTTCTGGATTGTCAAATTCGAAATGAAATCTTCCGCCAGGGAGACGGTGGCACTTTAATAACTTAACATCAAACATCTGAAGATAAGCGGCTATGCCGATATCTGATGTCACGTATGTTTGGTTTTCTTTGCTTTCTTCACTCAACTTCTTGACTCTCCCTTTTTAGTATTATATAATATATAGGTCCGCGTGACTGTTTTCGGCCGGGTCATTTTTTTAAATATTGATCATGATTATCAAGATCGTAAGATTTACGCAAGACCACAGACAAGACTTAGTCTGTCTTTGTAAATGTCGCTTTTTCACCCTCTTTTTGGGGGAAATTTATAGCATACTCCTTGCTAGGATCGAGATCGTACACTTCCCTAAGCTTTGAGATGTACTCAACTAGATATTTCTGCTTTTGCTCGATATACTCTAATAGTCTTTCTTTATCTGATTCGTAATTTTGCAGCAAAAGTCCTAATTCTGATATTTTCTGAGCTATTGCTTTTTGCTCGTCCTGAATTTCTTTTAGGTGGGCTCCCTTTACTTCAACAACATCCGGGTAGACTTTCTCTACAGGCTGCTCTTCCTCTTCTGGCTCCGGGATCGGGGGAGGCTCTGGGGCCTCGGCTTCTATGTCCTCCTCTGATACCTCTATAGTTTCTTCCTCGTCATCACCAATAAGTGCGTTCAGTGCCTTACCAGCCTTTTTGGTGAAAGACGGGTCTGTTTCTTTTATTTGCTCCAACAAATCAATTAGTTTATCTAAAGCAGCCATTAGCTATCTCCTTTTCTGTTGCTAAATATAAATAGATATTTATTTTTTAAAATTACGCCTTAACGTAACTTATATGCAGATTTTCATCTGCTCTTGGCGGTTCTTCATCATTAAATTCTATCGTCCGATTGTCTGTCACAGTATAGTCGTTGTCTTCTCCGGGAGACATCAAGACACCGTCCCTAAATACTTGCTGGGTGCCTATAACGAAGGCTTCTGAAACTGTAAACGTTGTCCTGCTTCCGTCGCCCGTTTGCTGAAACTCCCCATTTGGAGTATAATTGGTAGTTGTAATTGATCCTGCCACTGCTACTGAGGTGGTGGTTCCGCCACCGCCTCCTCCCGAGCTTTCTGCTCCTCTGTCAAACACAAACGGACTTACCTGAAAATCTGCTTCGCCTTTGTCTATTAATCTGACGACGCCTGCGAGGCCATAAAATCTACCGTGCTCATGCTCCGGAGATTCACTAAAAACAAGCCTTTCTCTGGGCATTTTGATATCCACAGCATTCTCTCTTATAGAATAAGTCGGTTGTGCTGCGTTAGGACCCTCTCCTATTAAATAGGCAAGTATTTTTATGTCTATCGTTGTTTCTAATCTTCTCTCCTCTTTTGAAAAAGAGGTATAGTTGTTGTTGTGAGAGAAGTCCTGCTGAATAAAGCCCTCATATCGGTGGCCATGGCGAGACACCAGAATATAATTGACTCCCCCGGGGGTTGTAATAAAGGGAGTTATTATATCGTTCATTTGCTGCTGATATTCTGTCCTGATTGTTATCTTGTATGTCATCTCGACATATACCGGCTGAGGTATAGTCAGGGTCTCATACACTACCTTGTCTTTGTATTGGCCAGGAAAGTTAATTTGGCCCCTTTTCTTCTTTGTTCGGGCATTTACAAAATTTGATGTTTTGTCTTGCTTTATTCTTCTTGCAATCCTTATTGATCCGCCCTTTTCATCAAAGTGTGGGACGATATTTGCCCAAACCGCACCCTTCTTGTTCAGGTCCTTCACTATACCTGTGCGCTCAACAGCAACTATGGGCAGAATAAGAGCACCAGAATTGTCTCGAAAATGTAGTTCCCTCTTTGCAGCCAGACTTCTTTCTGGAGAGACCCAAACGAGCGAAACAGGCTCAAAACCACGATGAGTAGTCGTACTTATATTTAACTTTTTGATATAGTCAAACATTGCCGAGTCCACATTCTCGATGTTTGATGCCTGAAAGGGTATTGGCGTCTGATAATCATGAGGTATGAACAGGTCTGCTGTAGATACACCTAGGCGCATCGCTTCCTTTCTTCCTACGTCCTTTTCCCTAATCATAATATATGTCCTCTACTCCAGATAAGCCGTAAAGTTCGGATAACTTTCTCTCTACTTCGTCCTTTGTCATGATCCTCTCTCTAGGCATCTTGAAGTCCACTGCATTCTCTCTTATTGCAAACTGTGGCTGGTCTTCGTTTACGCCTGCTCCGATCAAGTGACCCAAAACATCGATTGTTATCTTTGTTTCAAACTTTCTCTCCTCATTCGAGAAAGAGCTAATGTTGTTATTGTGTGCAAAGTCTTGATTAATGAATCCTTCATACCTGTGGCTTTCATTTTTTATCAATATGTAGTGAACGCCTCCTGGCTTTGTCAAAAAAGGTGTTATTAGGTCGTTCATTTGCTGCTGATATTCTGTTCTTATTGTTATCTCGTACTGAACAGTAATATAAATTGGCAGCGGAATTGTTAGAGTCTCATAAACTATCTTTTTATTTGCTGTCGGAAAGTTTAGTTGTCCTCTTTTTCTTTTTGCAGATGCATTTGCAAAATTTGACGTCTTGTCTTGCTTTATTCTTCTTGCAATTTTTATTGTTCCGCCCTTTTCGTCGAACTCGGGCACCAAAGCAGCTTGTACAGAGCCCTTTCTCTGCAGGTCCTTCGCCACGCCCTTTCTCTCAACACTGATTATAGGCAAAACAAGAGATCCAGCATCATCCCTAATCCTAGAGTCTCTCTTGCTCTGAAAAACTCTTTCTGAAGAGGTCCAAATGACTGGTACTTTGCTCCACCCATTGTTCGTTGTTGTGTGAAGGTTCAATTCCTCATCCAAATAGGAGATCATTGCTGAATCGATGTTCTCTATCTTGGAGGCAGAGAATGGAATCTTGATTTCTTCTTTTGGTTCTTCTCTAATTGGCATCAAACAGACCCTCTCTTGCCTTGACACACTCTGCTGTTATTTCCATCTGGTGTCCAATTTGCCCAAATAGCTGCTTGGGCTCATTTAGAGTAACTATTTCGTAGTATTGATCACCATACAAAACAAAATCGCCTTCTCTAACAAACAAGTTCTGGTCTTCTGTTAATCTTCTCTTGTGGAAGTGTACCGTAATCTTAGATAGACGGTCAACACCCAAGTTGGTGGTTTCTGTTTCATACCCTTGCCACTCCACAAGAGCATAGACCCTAATAGGGTTAAGAAAGTTCTTTCGTATTGCTTCTCCGTAAACCGGATGGAAGTCTGTGTTTTCAATACTTATAGGATAATACAAGATCTGCTGGCCAATGACCCGTTCGACTAGCTCATCATTAATTTGCTTGACTAGATCGCGCTCTTTCTTTCCAAGAAATAGCGGTGGGGGCGGCTGTCCAGGCTGCTTCCATTTATTATCTGCCATTTTTCATTACCCCACAAATACCGATACTGGGATCTTTTCCTGTATCTTGCCTGTAGCATCCATCATGTCTGAATCAGATTGGATGAGCTTTGTGTAGGTCATTTCTGCCAAAGTCGTCTTTAGCTCTTCTCTTAGTTTTTCTTGCTCGTCCTTTGCCTGAGTCAACAAGTCACTACCATTCAAAGTTACAGCCTCGCCCGGGATCGGGATTGTCTGAAACTTGCTTCTTATTTGGCCCAACATCTCTTTGCAAAGAGCGAGTGCGAAGCGGCGGATCCACTGCTTACCAATGCTGTTTATGCTCTTAAATGGCAAGTTAGCAAATGGAAGCGTGTTCATATTATTTATTCCATCAATGCCAGAATTGGTGCCCGATTCTTCTTCTTTAAATGGATCAGAAGGCACTGAGAATTGTATCCACATCTTTGTAGGGCCGTGGCGCTCTGGTATCGGGAATAACCTTAGCTGGTTATCCTTAAGCTCATATGAAAAATGAGACATTCTTGTATATATCGAATCCTCAAACGCCAATGCTTGAGCTTTGTTGTGCCAAGCTGGAATTAATTCAAAAGTTGAGGAATCTGAAAACTGTCCATAGTTGTGCAAGTTCCCTACAACATTCAATCCTCCGTAGTATCCGAAGAATCTCCACATCGCATGAGGAGTTTTGTAGAACACTTTCTTTATAAGAAGCTTTTTATTGCCAACCTTGTTAAAATATGGAAGCGAGCCGGTGGTGGCTGCAGATGATGATACGATTGTCTGAAGGTCGTAATCCTGCTGCCCTGTAACGACATCAAAGGACGCTGAATACTCTCTTTGTCCTCTGCCCATTCCCGCTTCTGCGGCGATGGCCTCTGTTGCTCTTCTGGAATATCCAAATTCAAACCTTGGATACTTGAGGGCGACTTGCTCTCCTGCCAAAGAAGAAGACAGTGTGGTATCTCCCGTTGATTTGAGGTTGCCCAAGTGATCAAAAGCACCTGTTGTGTGACCCAAATAGGACGAGAGCGAATTGTTCGCTTGATGTATGTTTAAGATATAAGAATACTCTAACGTTGCCTCTTCATATGCTGAGTAAACGTTTGCAGTAGTTAGCTCAATATCTAGAACGTCTCCTCCTAATTTTCTATACACATATGTGACCTGGCTTGCCGCGCCAGATAAGAAATTAGCATCATACAATGGAGACGATGTATTAGAATAAACTTTGTAAGCAACAGATTTGTTTACATCACCCTCACTACCCGAAGAAGCAAGAATAGACTTGCTCATCGTGCTAGCTGGTGTCAAAGTTGTTGTTGGCATTAAGAATCCTCCGTTCTTCTTTTTAACTAGTTAACTAAACGAAGAAAACCGCTGTGTTATTAGCTGTTTGCTTTCTTTGTGGAGGCTTTCGCCTTTCGTGAGGACGAGCGCCTTCTCCTTTTCTTTTTTAGTGGAGCCGTGGCAACTTCCTTTAGTGCGTTTGGCTTTGGTGCTGGTTCTGCTATCTCTTGCACCGGTTCAGGCTCAGGCAAACTACACTCAGTTGTAACTTCTGGCTCTTTTTTCTCTGCCTTTTCGACCTCTGCTGTTACTGGCTCCGGGGTCGGAATTGTGACAGACTCTGTGTTAAACAGAGCTGCTCTCTTTTTAGCATACTTCTTAGCATACTTTGTCTTTGTCAGTCTTTTTCTCAGCTTTCCCATTTTTGCTCCTTTCAAAAGCATATATTATAATTAGTCCCAAAAAATAGAAAACCTCAAGGCTTAAAAAAGACCTTGAGGGAATTCTATTGATAAGGCAAATTACTTATTAAGCAATGGTCATGCAGCCGTCGAGCTTGGTCTGTCCGTGGAAGTAGAAATTTGATCCGTCACAGATAAACTCTACAAAATCTCCAACCGTGTCCAAAGCGTTTGCAATGGTTATAGTGGTTGCTCCGGTTGTGCTTGGTCCGTCATCGCTAGTGTCAACCTCCAACTCGTTGATTCCACCGATAAGAACATCGGTGTCTGCAGAGGTCTTTTCTGTAATAACAATAGTGTTGCTGCTGCAGTTGGTGCCTATAACAAATCTAACCCACCAGCCTTTGCCCGCATCAGCTACCGATGGTAGAGTCACTGTGCATCCTGCTGCAGCGTTGAGTACGAGCAACGATCCACAGTCTGCTGTTGTCAACGACTTGGTAGCAGTGATTGATTCAACCTTTTTCCTATCCGCACTATATCTTCCTAATTTTGCCATTATAAAAATCTCCTTTATTTTTTAAAGGCAGTTCGCCTTATCACTTGTAGTAAATAGTTAATCAAAATAGAAAAAGCCCTCCAAATGAATGGAGGGCTTAATTCTTTTAGCTATCGGACACTATTAGCTAGCGCCTGCCTCACCGAGGAGACCACGGACGATAACAATTCCGTACATGTCAGGACGTACCATCTGCTTGGCGTAACGGGTCATAACTCCCTTACGAGGTACGAAGTCCTCGGTGCCAAAGATGGTAGGTGTGACCTGCAGAGGTACATACGGGGCGTACACGTAACCGCTTTCGAGGAAAGAGTTACCCTTACGACCGACGAGGATCACGTTTCTTGGGAAGTAAGGATCAACAAAGACCTCAAACTTCTTGGAAAGTGCGCCGACCTTTACAGCACCGATGTCACCCTTGTCAGCGTCAGCAGTCACGCTTGCGCGGAAACCGCTTGTGAACTCAAGGATATTAGCAACCTCGGGCGAACAAACAACAAAGTTTGCGCCACCGCGAAGTGTCTTTCTGTGGATCTGAGCACTAACATCGTTGATAGTCTCAATGAGGGTCTCATACCACTCACTGACAGTACCAGTGAAGTCAGGAGATGCCGAAGTGGCACCAAGCTCACTACCATTGCTGTCAACAAACAAGCCAGGAGCACGGCTCCAGTAGCGAGTTCCTGCAGTAGCACCGTTGACGAGGTCTCCGAGAATCTCGTTATCGATTTCAAGAGCAATCTGCTCAGAAAGGATACCGGTCAACTCAACCTCTGCGTCAAGGTTGTGGTATGCGTTGAGATCCTGTCCCAACTCAGGTGTCCACTTAGCCTTGAGCTTCTTGGTGACTGCTGTCACAGCAATACTATCGACCTTGATGTCGATCTCAGGTATGCGCTGCTTACCAGTTCCAGAACCAACCTCACCAGTCGAAGGTGATGGCTCTTCAAGTCCCCATGTGTCAGCACCAACGATAGAACCAAGCGCGTCGGCCTGGCCTGCGCCTGCACCACCAGCCTGGAACTTGTCCACGAGCGGATACGACAAAAGAACGCCGTCAGCGTTGTCGCCAGCGTTAGGAACACCGTTGCCCAAGAAGACGATTCTCAGCTTACCTGCAGAGGTAATCTGTGTAAGTCTTCTGACAAGACGGTTGTTTGCGCTCGAACCAGTAACCTCGGCAATCGCAGTGAGTGCGTCTCTGTTAAGATCCGAAGGAATACCAGAAGCAGAAAGCTCAAGGACTGTAACGTCGCTGCTGCCAGCCAAAACGTCAGGGTCAAACTTGATAAGCTTCTTCTGTGCCTCTGTCATTGCGCTAGGTGCAACCTCGTCACAAGCAGTCGAAGCTGCTGCGAAGTGGCGGGAAACACTTGCGGTTGGCGAACTGTAGCCAGTTCCAAGCTCGTAGAAACCACCAGGGCCTCCACTGCTCATGTCGCCGTCGAGGTCGACACCACCGGTCAACTGGCGACCAACAACATTACCACCGTAGACGGAATCACCCTTGTTCATTCCGGATCTGGTGTGAGTGTGTGTGAAGTCAAGGAAGAAGATGAGACCACTTGGGAGACTCATCGGCTGTACCGAGACAAGATCGTTAGCAATCAATCCACCGAAAACACGGCGAACGATTGGAAATGCAACTGCTGCGAAGCCTTCGACGTCGCCAGCAGCCATTGAGGAAGCCTCACGGAGAAGCTCCTTGGCCTGGTTCTCAAGGAGAACGGCCATGTTGTTCTTATGGTTATCGCTTCCGAGACCTTCCAAAAGACCAGTCTTTTCCCACTTGCTGAGAAGGGCTGCTCCCTCTTTAGAAACGTCACGTCGAACGATACCTTCAGTCAATTTTTGTAAAACAGACATGTTATAGTAACCTCCTAGTTATTTTTTAAGTCCAGCTAATCGCTGGAGTCGCTCAGAAAAGGCGTCTGATGTTGTGTTTTCCTTATTTCTTTGCGAGTTAATAAGCAATGAAGAGTTAGATCTACTGACTGCTTCGCTTAGTGATTTCGGCATAGAACGTCTGTCTGTGCTTCCCACTGTGCTTTGAAGTGTTTCGTAAATAACCTTCGCTTCCTTAGTTGTTTCGGCTTTAGAAATTGCTTCGACAAGTTTCTTCTTTTGTCGCTCATTCAGGGAGGAATTTTCCAATGCCTTGTTTATGTAAAGCAGTTTCGCATTCGAAACGTTTACGATATCAATCTTTTCTTTCAATACCAATATGGCATCTCTAAACTTGTCTCTTTCTTCGACAAGTGTTTGATTTTGATCTGTTGTTTTGCTTAGAGATTCTTCGAGTTCTGCCACTCGTGCTCTAAGGGCCTCGTTTTCTTCTTTTACTTCGTCGTCAGCTTCGCGAGCTAGAGCCTGGTCTGCAAGCTCCTCCATGTGCTTTCGTGGTGTACCGGCCCAACCTCGGGGCTGTGGGTCGATATCTACTCGAAGTCTCTCTAGAATTTCATCAACGAGAGCGTCTGTGATGTCTTCTTCCTCTACCTGCTCCATCATGGTGCTGGCAGACTCAGGGGCAGAGTCAACGGCTGGTGCCATGTCCTGTGCCAATTCTTCGTGCGATTCTTTTTCTCCGTCCAGGGCATCAACAGCGTCAATGCCTTCTTCCTTTTCTATTTCTTCCATCTTTTGAAGAAGATCAGGAAGATCCAAAGTTAAAGTTGTGGAATCTGTGACGCCTCCGCCGCCAGAATCAGCTGGAAGATCTTCTTCCATTGCTGTTGGCACCTGATTTAAAACAGGATTAGTCTCTGGAGCTGCATCCCCACCAGCGAGATCGTCCTCGCCAGCCAGAGGATCGTCCTCAAGACCTAGTTCGTCCTGTTCAAGCAAAGAGTTGACCGCCTCTTTAATTTGATCAGAATATTTCTCAATTACCATTGCTTCGGCATTTTTGATTGCCGACTCTTTCAACGCCTTGGCGTCGACTATTGCTTGTTCTAACATGGATGACATATACTTACCCCTTAAAAGTAGAAGAATTTTCTCAAAAGTAATTAGTATTGAAATTTGCTAAATGACTGGAAAATATGTCACTCTGCTTTTGTGCGAATGCGGATGGTTGGAACCCCTCTGAACCCCAAGATAAAGGGTGGCTGTTGATCGTTGCCTTGCTTGGTTGAGACGGGGGTATACTGGCCCCTAACATCGTTAGTTTTTATAATATAGTCCGACGACTTCTTAGTATTTGACCTAGCCATTATGTTGCTCCTATATAGTTGAAACTGATGCTCTCACCGCAGATGGTGCTGAGCCTGTCTGAACAAGTCCAATTCTGTCAATTCCGTTAAGCTCGATTGTCTTCATTCTTGCTTCACCGCCTGGGCCTACTTTTGCTGTAGCTATCGTGTATCCGTCCCTAGCTGTGGAGTCTGATGCGGCGTCTAAACCACTTTGGCCACTAAATCCTGATGGAACCTCCATTTTACCCCACTTACCAATATCGTAGTTATATCCATGCAGTGTGACTCCTGCAGTTTCTGCTCCACCGGAGACCCAAAGATGTATGTACTTGGCGTTTCCAATGTGATAACCATTGCAACCATTTGTGCTACTATTTAGACCATTATCTAAAAGAGAACTACCTGACAGAACAGTTAAGGCGCTATAACTAGCAGAATGCGGTTCCGAATAAGGATTACCACTAATATTATTATTGTCGTCTATGCCGACTGGTCGTCTTGTTTGGCCTCTTTTTACTAGGCCTCCGTGAACTCCGCGAAATGATGCCATTTTATAACTCCTTAATCCTTAAATTTAGCTTTATGCTTATTTGTTGATTCTTGACAAACCTTCAACTTTCTCTCTCTTTTTCTTTTTCTCTTTACAGAAGGCTTTTCGTAGTACCTTCTTTTCTTAACTAAGTCCAAAACTCCGTTTTTCTTTATTTTTCTAACGAACTTTTTTATTAGTCTCTCGTTCTCATCTGTATATCTCGACTGTGCTACCACTTCAACATGTATTGGTTTAGCCATTATTTTCTCTCTTTCATATCAGTTTTGACCAATTTTTACCCGCAACAGAAAAAAGACCATCGATGTTCACGCCGGCATCGCCTGGTGCGTAGCCCGACAAGGGACTAGACGGGGCAGCTGATGCACCTGGGTTGCCTCCACTTGATAGTGGTTCGGTACCTTCGAATACGTTGACTCCGTTGTAACCTTCTTTTGCTATCGCTTCAGAAAGCTTTTTTCTGGTTTCGCTAAGGCGCTTCTTTTTTTCTTGCGCCCTGTCTGGACCAGTAAAGATGTTCTCTTCTTTTGCCTCCATTACGGTCTGTCCTGTTGAGAGACCTCCGACAACTTCAGATATTATGCCTGACAAAACACCCTCTTCAAAGATGACTTCTTTGATGCATTGTTTTATTAATGGCTTCAACATCTTTTTTAGCTCATTGTTTTTCATTTATCTTCCTTGTTAAGATCATCAATGACCTTAGTTATCTCTTTGTCGTCGCCACCACCGAACAGACGACTAAAGAATCCCTCTCTTATTTCTTTGTCAACCTCTTCTTGAATCATCTTTAGTATTTGTTCTTTAGTGATTTTCATTTTGAAGCCTCTCCTTGGTCTAAATATTTGCGACCGGTTTTCGCATACGGAGGGTTAACATCGACGATACCTTTATTAAGGGCTTGAGCTGCAGTTGGAACATTTTCCTTGTCTATAACCGGCATGTCTGGGCGAGCAGGTGCCCACTCAGGCTCAGACAACGTAACACCTTGTAGATTGCTCGCCATCTTCTTTGCTCCAGCTATCACTAGCTGATTTGCATCTCCTTCGGTACCAGTAATTGTTGACAAGGCCTGCAACACCTGCTCTGGCGTCAGCTTGCCAAAAGACCCCTTTTTAGCTATAATTTGCAATTGCTGTAGAATGCCCTGCTCATTAAACTGCTCAAAGCCTCCAGTAGCTGCCTTTCCCCTTTGTTTATTAAACAAGCCCTTAGTCATGCTGTTGAGAACGGCCACAAGTTGTTTGCCTGGGAACCCCACTCTGAATCCATTAAGTTTTGCTGAAGGGTCTGCCATTGCGGTGCCAATCCATCGGTGGTGGCCATCCATTATAAAATTGTCTTGGCTTATTAATGCATCTAAATTGCCTCCTAGGTCTAACACTCCTTGAGGGTGCGCCATTTGAATTGCAAAATTGACAGCTTTAGATATATCCATAGAACTCTGTGAGGGCTTCAACTGTGCTGCCGTGTATGATGCTGCCTCGACAGGAATCACGTCATCACCAGAAGCGCCATCCTTGCTTCCAGCACGAGAAGTAATTTTAGATGCTTTTGGACTAACATCGCCCAACTTCAATGGAAACCTCTCTGGATCTAATTTTGCCGGGTCGGCATCTTCTTTGACGTATCCTCTCCAGCCTTCCATCAATAATTTAAAACTCATCTTATTTGTCCCCTATAATACTGTTTAAAAGCCTGTTAATTTTGTCGGCCTTTGTAAAAATATTTGATCTTTCTCTTGCTTCTGACATCATGAATGCTCCGGGAGTAGAAGGATCAGACACCATATCAAAGCATATCAATTGAAAGTCGTCCTCTACGATGGTTTGTCCGTTGTTTTCAGAAACGGAACCCATACCTCTAGAGGAGATTCCCAACTTAACGCCCGCATTGATTAATTCTTTTAATACATTTCCGGAAGGAGTGTTCAATACTTCTATTTTGCCCATGCACTTGTTGTTGTCCATCCATATTTCCGTTACGAGATGGGACGCATTGGCTAGATTAATGACTGATGTATCTGGGTGGTCCAACTCTCCAAGAGCGCGACGTTCCTTGACCATCTTTTTGTAGTTTTCAACTTCCCTCACTAATACGCCATGAGGGTATACGCGGCCATTGCCATTTTGGGTTTCCGACATCTGCATAACGCCAGACAAAATAATGGCTCCGTTGGCAACTCTGCGCTTTTCGTCCTCTGTCAAGAGGTCTTGGCATATGCCGCCTTCACATAATTCAAAATATTCTCTTAGAAGCTTCATTTCTATTTTCCTGTACACGGGGATCACCCGCGCCGTCTACGATCCTTTACAACAATTGGCTACCGGACGGATCATCCATCTTATAGTTGCGAATGGTGCCATTTCTTCCTCCTAAAAAGCCCGTGCCTATTTTCTCAATGCGGCACGGGGGTTTCGTGATTTAACTTCGTCTTTCTTAAGATCTATCTTGATGCCATCGTCCCCGAACAACATGTTTAAGATATAACTTGTTCCGGAACTAAGACAACCCAAGAGCACACCTGTGACAAAAGAATTATCAAAACTAAATAGTCCCGTATAACTGTTTAAGGCCCATAAAATTACACCAACCCAGAAGCCCATACACATCGGACAACTAAACAATTCTCCTAGCTTTCCTTCTTTTGGTCTTACTGAATCAAAGATCGAACCGTACACGATAATCTGCGTTAAGCCAAAGGCACATAATATGAAATATAGTAAACTCACTCTTCCTCGCTTTCGCGCAAAACAGAATACATGTATTGATATCCGTAGGCTCTGTGTGTAGAGTCGAGCGATCCCTTTTTGTCTGCATGAGGAACCTCTCCAAGTTCTGTGCTGTGTTCTTCATCAGGATCGAGCAAGTGAGTTGTCATGTCATGATGCAGGTGCTTCCTTGCCATGATGTCCGGGCGCTCTTCCTCTAAGAAAAGGCTTGTTGCGAATATCGCGCTTTGGATCGCATCAACGCCCTCCAGTACTGATTCGTATATCTTGGCCTCCATAGAGGAGTGTACGTTTCCAGACTGCACGCTGCCAGGATCAATGATTCCCTTTTTTCTAAGGAACTTGTAGAACCTGTCCTGCACTGGGTACACTTCTCTTTCCATCAAGTTTTTTGGAAAGGTCACCACCTTGTTGTTTTTTGGTGAAACAACTATGTCCACCAAGTCGTGATCAAAGATCATAATATCACCATTCAAGGCACGTCGGGCAAGCAAATCAACCTGAACTGGATCTGGCTCTTCTGCCATTATCTTTATCTTGACAAGACCAGTGTCAGCTGCCGACTGTTCTGCTGGGATTATTTTTATTTTAGTTGCCATCGTTTTCTATCTCTTCTATCAAGCTTTGCATTTTTAAGACCTCTTCAACCATAACCAAATCTACTTCTTTGTTTTGGTAGTTTTCAAGTATCTCGATAACTTTGTTGGTCTTTGCCAAAAGGTCTTGGTCACCAGAGACTACGGGATTTGCTCGTGCAGCCCTGATTCTAGTTTTTAAGGAGCCAATCTCTTCGTTCATGGCCATCTTAAGCTCTAAGCCGTCGTCGACAAAGGAAGTTACATACTTAGTAAGCAAAGACTTTTGACCTTCGTTGAGTTGGTTTTCATACTTTTCGTTAAATCTCTTAACAAATGACTTGTAAACCAAATTATCGATTGGGTCTTTGTCTTCTTCAGAGACTGTTTCTGTTGTAATTGACTCTAGAACTTTTTGCTCTAGAATCACCTTTTGCTTTACATTGACAGCGTCGTTAAAAATAGAGTAAAGACTAGCCAGGTTTTTGTAGTTAGGTACAAAATTGGAGAACACAGAGCTGGACAATGACCTGTTGATTACCTTTATTAAAGAACTTTGCTCTTTAAATATTGTAGATTTGTCAAGCTTGGCATACTCCATCCTAGCTTCCATAATCATTTTTTCTGCGAGGTCTTTTTTCATCCCTGAAGTTTCATACAGGGACTTGTAGATTGTTAGCTCTTTCTTTAGTAAAGAATCACGCGTGAAGTGTTCTTTGATTATCTTCTTTATCTTGTTCAATTTGTTTAGATCGTTCTTGATGGCACTCTTTGTCATTTCTCTAACCAATGCCTCATAAACGAAAGCCGTGTTTCTTTTTTTGTTATGTCTGAGTCTCATCTTTGCTCCTCTTTTCAAGATCTTGAATTAGTTTTTTAACGTCGTAATTTATCTCTGTTATTAACTTCTCTTCCTTATCATAATTAGACTCCTCATTCTCATAAATGCCCTTCGAAAGACCTATAAGGTCGTCAAAACCCTTTAAAGTATTTCTTGTGGTTGAGGATGCCACTTCTCTGCCATATTTTGAGTGATATGATCTCTTTCTAGCGCCAGATTGGCGCTTATCGTTTGTAACTGGTGTGTATTCTTTTCTTCTATCCGACGCCGTTCTACCTCTAGTTCCAACGGGCTCGTCGTCATCTCTCTTTCCAGGGGCAGCCAACAACATTGAGTCATCGCCCTCAGGCTCTGCAGCTGCAGCGTCAGCACCAGCATCGGCGCCAACATCTCCAAGAGCATCATC